TGACTCTTGCTACCGCACTGCCTGTTGCTTCAGGTGGTACCGGATCGACTACAGCCGCTTTCTCAGGCGCAAACATTACATCTCTAAATGCGTCAAACGTGTCCTCTGGGTTACTAGCAGTTGCAAACGGTGGAACAAATAATGCGTTCTTTACAGTTAGCGGCCCTGCTTCTACGGCAAAAACATATACCTTTCCTAACGAGAATATGTCGGTTGGGTTTAGAAATGTCCCGCCAGTAGGAACCAAGACCGGCTCTTATACCCTTGCTACAACCGATGTTGGTGAGTACGTTCAGGTTGGCTCTGGTGGATCAATCACAATCCCTGACGCTACATTTGCGGAGGGCGATGCGGTATCAATCTTCAATAACACGACCGGCAACATCACGATTACTTGCACAATCACAACCGCCTACATTGCGGGTACAAATTCGGATAAGGCAAGTGTCACCCTTGCGACTAGGGGTCTAGCAACTATTCTGTTTATATCTAGTACGGTCTGTGTAATAACAGGAAACGTAACATGAGTGGAATCCAATTATTATTTATTGGCGGCGGCGGTGGCGGAAGGCAAGTCATTAGCCTTCCTATTGCTGCCCCAGCATATAACTACGATGTTTACACAAACCGTGGCCCAACTTATGTTGCGGGTAATTCTGACATCACGGTAACAGTTAGCCCGGGAGTCACTGTAGGTAGCACTTCTACAGGTACATTTGCTCTTACCGTACCTAGCGCTTTTAGTCCAACAGATACCGTAACCATTGTTAATAATGGAACTATTGTTGGTCGAGGCGGTAATGGTGGCGGTGGTGCTCCTGTCTCAATTCCTTCGAGTGCAACTGCTGGTGGTGGTGGTGGAACTGCGTTACGTATACTCCGACCTACTACCATTACAAATAATGGAACAATTGGCGGTGGTGGTGGTGGTGGCGGTGGCGGTGGTCGAGGTGGCCCGGGTGTTGTACAGGGGCCAGAAGGCAACATTAGCGTTGCTAGTGGCAACGCAGGGGCTGGGGGTAGTGGAGGCGGAGGTGCCGGATTTGATGCTGGCTCTCCAAATGGTTCGGCAACTGCTGGCGGCGGCGGTGCTGGTGGTACTACAGCACAACCAAACCAATATGGTAATGTTACGGGGGGAACAGGCGGCGCTGGCGGCGCTAGAGGGTCTGCTGGTTCTTCTGGGGGCCCGGGCACTGTCAGTCCTGTTGGATTTCCAGTTACTGGTAATGCTTCAATTTCTGGTGCAGGTGGTGGTGCCGCCGGTGCTTATATTTCTGGTTTACCTTTTGCAACATTTCCTGCAACCGGTACTCGGTTGGGCCCATCTTCTTAATAGGAGTTAAAAATGGCAATTAATCAATTAATTATGAAAATTTATGAATATGATGAATCAAGCAACTCAATAATTGTTGCTTTTAAATCGGATCAATCTATTAAATCAATAGATGAATATCCACGTTTGGCTTATCAGCCAACAATGTTTGAAGACGCAGATACCGACACAATTATTAAAAATATTGCTATTACGGGGGTATCGGTAGCCGAAGCCCAAGATAGGCAAGACACTTTTAAACAAAATGAAGCCGTAGTTAATGAATACAAAGCCAAAATTGGTCAAGAAATTACGTACAACCTTAGTGATTTAATTCCGCCACCGCCACCATCAGAAATTTGAGGTGGTCAATAGTATGGGTAATGAATTAAAAATTTTGTACGTAAAAAACTTTATTCCAAAAGAACTTTGTTATTTTTTAACTAATATTTTATTGCGGCAGTCAGTATTAGAGCCTGTTCATAAAGATAACCTAGTCCCAACAGCAAAATCTGTAATGGAACATGAAGTTGTTTTTGAAACTTTACAAGAGCGTATGTGGCCTGCAATGGAGGAATTGTCAAGGGAAGAGTTAATTCCAACTTATGCATACGCTAGACTTTATTCTAATGGAGATGATTTAAAAGCACATATAGATCGTCCGGCTTGTGAAATAAGCGCTACGGTTCAACTTGGTAGGTCTCATCAATACGCTTGGCCTATTTATATGGGTGGTAGACGAGTTGATATGGCAGAAGGAGACGCTGTTATATACAAAGGTTGTGAGATAGAACATTGGAGAAATGTTTGCGATGGGCCAGAAGAATATTATTCAGGTCAAGCCTTTTTACATTATGTAAGAGCGAATGGCCCATACGCTTCTGAGCATGGGTGTGATATTACAATTAGACCGCTTATAAAAAATATGTACGTAAAAAATAGAACTATATTAATGGATACAAAATGATATTTGGTATTGAACCAAGAAATTTGCCCGGAAAAGATTCTCATGCTTATTGGGAAGGGTTTCTTTCTGAAGAAGATATTAATCAAATATTGGCAGTCCCAGAATGGTTGGATGCAAAAACCGCTCAAATTGGTGGATCTAGCGGTGACGGACAAATTAATAAACAAATAAGAGAAACTAAAGTTTCTTGGTTTGTACCCAATAAAAACAACGTTCATGTTTGGCAAAAAATATCAAATGTTGTATCTGAAATTAATTCTCAGTTTTTTCATTTTGATTTAACAGGATTTTATGAACCTGCACAGTTAGGGCTTTATACAGAAGATAGCCAATCGCATTACGGTTGGCATACAGATGCTTCCATTACGGATCGAAAAACACCGAGAAAATTATCAATGGTGTTAATGTTAAGTGATCCTTCTGAATTTGAAGGTGGGCAACTGGAGATTAAAGTTAATAATGACGAACCAATTGCTTTAGAACAAAAAAGAGGCCGTGCTTGGTTTTTTCCATCTTACGTATTACATAGAGTTACTCCAGTAACTAAGGGGACACGTAGAACTTTAGTTCTTTGGATTGGTGGCCCGGAGTTTAGATAAAGGATCTAATATGAAAACAGTAATTGAAGCGCATAAGGTAGACGGGGTAAAAGTCTGCCGATCTGAAGAAGTCCACGTTTGTGCCGCCTGTGGGTATGACTTGGATGAGGCTGAGTTGGCGGCTGATACCTGCTCCGATTGTGGCGCACCCTTGAAGTTAAGAAAGTCCGTATCGGTCTGGGCTACATCCGTACCTAAAGCCGGTGCTAAGACTTGGGGTCAGACTTAGGAATAGGAATGAATTTTGTCAGACTTAGATCCGATTATCGGTACCGCAAAGGCGGCAACTAAGAGCATTAAATCTGCTATTGAGTCGGGCAGAGAGGTCAGTTCAGCAGTCGAGTCGATTCAGAACTTTGGGATGGCGGAGGTAAAAGCCCGTCATGCTTTTAAAGCAGTACGTAGTAGGCGAGAAGGCGAAATCACAATCATGACCGCTATGGCGGAGTGGCGCAGGCTAGACCAAATACGCCGCATGGAGTTGGAAGTAAAGGACTTTCTGATCCAGCAGTTTGGGCAGTTCAAGGGTGAGGAAGAGTTCGAGAAGGTCAAGAAGATTAAAGATGACATGATTGCCCGTCATGCCAAAAGCAAGGATGCAATGGGCAGGGATATAGCGAAGTTACGAGAGTTGCAGATTATTTGTGTGACGCTGGCGTTTCTGGTTGTCACTATTTATTACATCATGAAGGGTCATCTGTAATGGCTGAGAAACTAAACGCTAATGACACACTCTCTAAGGTGTTGGCGTATGTTGACTCGCCGTTTAAACTCATTGCCCTGATCCTCATGGCGGTCTTGGCCTTCGGTGGCTGGATGTTGTATGACAACAAAGACTTAATCGTAGGCACCTATAAGGAAAGCCAGAAACTTCCTGAGATTGTGGGAGACCGGGTTGAGGACGCTGTAGCCCACCTGTTTAAGACTACGGGTGCAACTACCGTGGCAGTGTTTAAGGTGAACCCCCTGCTGGGAACCCGGGTGCAGTATCGGGCGTATACCAAAGAAGGCAGGGACAAGACGAACGACGGGCTGGATGTAGGACTCTTTACGACCAACCAAGCCAACAATCAGGACGTAGTTAACCTGATGGCAGGTACCGTACCTTGTAGTGATTACAAGGCGGCGCAGTCCGAGATTGGCCTGTGGTACATCGAGAAGGGTATGCGGTTTGGGTGCAGGATTAGTATCCCGCCTGAGCCGAGTCGGTTTATAGGACAGATTACCGTGGGATGGGACAAGCCTCCCGCTGATTTAGATCAAACCCGTGCGATGCTTAATATCGCCGCAACCATGCTTTCAAGGAGTAAAAAATAATGTTACCCATAGCCGCACTATTAAGTATTGGGGAGAAGGTACTGGACAAGGTTTTGCCAGACCCAGAGGCTCGTGCCAAGGCGCAGGCCATGCTCCTAGAGATGCAACAAAAGGGCGAACTTGCCAAACTCCAAGCGGACATGAACGAGCAAGATAACCTGACCAAACGGGCTGAGGCTGACATGAAGTCGGACTCTTGGCTATCTAAGAACATCCGGCCTATGACGCTAATCTTTATCCTAGTGACCTACACCGTCTTTGGAATGATGAGCGCTTGGGAGATTGAGGTTAACAACAACTATGTAGAACTCTTGGGCCAGTGGGGGATGCTAATTATGTCCTTCTATTTTGGCGGACGCACCCTTGAGAAGATCATGGACATGAAGGCGAAGAAAGATGCAACTGACAAATAACTTTTCTCTTGCTGAGATGGTGAAGTCTGATACTGCACTGCGTCACGACATGGACAACACACCGGGGGAGGTTGAGATTGCTAATCTTAAAACGCTCTGTGAAAAGGTATTGCAGCCCGTCCGTGACCACTTCCAAACCGGAGTCAAGGTCAACTCAGGATTCAGGCACCCCGAAGTCAACGCAAAGGTGGGAGGCTCCAAAACGTCCGACCATTGTAAAGGACAAGCCGCTGACATTGAGATTCCCGGTATTGCCAACGCAGACCTAGCGGTGTGGATTATGGATAACCTTGACTACACCCAGTTGATCCTTGAGTTCTACACCCCCGGCGTGCCTGATTCGGGCTGGGTTCATGTTTCCTACGACCCGGCTAACCTCAAGAAGCAGAACTTGACTGCTACCAAGCAGAACGGTAAAACGGTGTATCTGCCGGGATTAGTTGCTTAATTTAAATTAATTGTGGAAAAAATTATACCTTTTTACACACCAATATGGCGATTTATATCGCCAATCAATATGGATATTTATTTGCAAAAGTGTTTAGAAATGGAATCCAACAATGGGGTATGCGTGTCTAATAGAGGTGGGTATCAAAGTCAAAGTTTTTTAGAAGATGATTTTAAAAATAAATTTTATGAGATATACAATTTTGTAATAGATTCTGTTAACGCAGTTGGTAAAGATACAGAAAGCAAATACAAACTAAGAAATTCTTGGGTTAATATAAATAAAAAAAGTGATTGTAATGTAAGCCATGTACACGCTCAAAATTCTATATCTGGATGTGTATATTTAAAAACAAATCCAGATTCTGGAAGGATTGTATTTGAAAACCCAACCCCAAGTATTCATTATAATATTAATGATAATGTAGATGGTTTTTTTGGGGTGTATTGGTGTGTTCCTATAGTTGGAGAATTAATTATATTTCCTTCCTATTTGCGTCATTGTGTAGAACCAAATAATAGTGAAGATATACGTGTGTCCATAGCGTTTAATTGTAATAGGATCTAAAATGCCATTTATAGCACTTAGATTTAAACCGGGAATAAACCGGGATCAGACTAACTACTCTAACGAGGGTGGCTGGTTTGAGGGCGACAAAATTCGCTTTCTTTCGGGTTTTCCCCAAAAGATTGGTGGCTGGCTTAAACAGACGCCTAATACTTTCCTTGGCACTTGCCGACAACTGTTTAACTACGTAACAACTTTTGGGGACAATCTCCTAGCCGTTGGGACAAACCTAAAGTTATACATAGAAGCGGGCGGGTACTTTTATGATGTCACCCCCCTTCAAGCCACAACGGCTGCTGGGGACGTAACATTTACTGCAACTAATGGATCTTCTACCGTAACGGTTGCAGATACGGGTAATCCCGCAGTAGCAGGTAATTATGTTCAGTTCGTTGACGCTGCTTCCTTGGGTGGTAATGTCACGGCTGCAATTTTAAATGTCAATCAAGGCTTTGAAATTGCTACAGTAATTAACGCTAACGCATACACAATTGTTGTTCCAGTAACGGCTAACGCTTCTGATTCTGGTAATGGTGGCGCCTCAACAATTGGTAAATATCAAATAAATGTTGGTACTCCCGGTGGCACGTTTGGCTATGGCTGGGGTACAGACACTTGGAGTCGTCTTGAGTGGGGTCTTGGTGGGACAATACCGGTTGCTTTAAGTGGTACTGATTGGTGGTATGACAACTTTGATAATGATTTAGTTGCCAATATACGAGATGGCGCTATTTATTATTGGACGCGGGGATCTTCAACCAACCCCGGAGCGGCTCTTTTAACTAATGCTATTCTTCTTTCAGCAAAGGCTACAGCAGATGGGTACAGTGCAAACGCAGTGCCAGCCAAGGCTATGCAGGTTCTTGTATCACAGAACGACAAGCATCTTCTCGCTTTTGGGAGTGTGCCTTTTGGTTCTACTAATGTGGCTGATTTTGACCCCCTTCTTATTCGCTGGTCTGATCAGGATAATCCGAGTCAATGGACTCCGACGCCTACCAACTCTGCGGGATTTATAAGGGTTTCTAGAGGATCAGCAATTGTTCGTGCCCTGCCAACGAGGCAAGAAATTTTGGTGTGGACAGAATCACACCTTTATTCTTTTCAATTTCTTGGAACCACGGATGTATTTGGTTTACAAGAACTAGCAGATAACATCTCCATCCTTAGCCCACGGGCTTGCGTAACTGTAAATAACGTCACTTACTGGATGGGGCATGATAAGTTCTATGTCTATTCAGGCCGTGTCGAGACGCTTCCCTGCACCTTACGGCAGTTTGTCTATCAGGACATTAACTACGCTCAGGCTGATACTATTATCTCTGGCACAAACGAAGGCTGGAATGAGGTTTGGTGGATATACCCAAGTTCTAATTCTTCATACCCCAACCGTTATGTGATCTATAACTACCTTGAGCGTATCTGGTACTACGGAAATATTGACCGCACCGCTTGGTTAGATAGCCCGTTGCGTGAGTATCCTATGGCAGTTAACACACCCGGTGGAACTATCACGGGGGTTCTCTATGATCAAGAAAATGGTTTGGATGACGATGGTGCTCCTATAGCGGCTTACATCCAATCGTCTGATTTTGATATTGCTGACGGTGAGCAGTTTATGCTGACTCGTCGTATGTTGCCTGATATTAACTTTGCTAAGTCTACTGCCGCACAACCAGAGATAACACTACAGATTCGCCCTCGCAACTTCCCCGGGTCAGGCTTCCAACCTGTAGGCACGACAGACTCTAAACCGGTAATTGAGACTGCGGTGGATGTTTATACGGAGCAGGTATTTATCCGTGCCCGTGCCCGTCAGATGGCGTTAAAGATTAGTTCAGAGAACCTAGGGGTTAACTGGCAATTAGGTGTGCCGAGATTAGATGCTCGTGTGGATGGTAAACGCTAATGGCACTTGAGAAGTTTCAGGCGCCAGCATTACCGGTACCGCCTGTTGAATACGACCAGAGATACCACACGGATCTGATTCGTATACTTCGCCTCTACTTTAACCAACTAGACTCGCTTACCCCCAATCAAGCCAATTCGTACCGCGCTGATAATTTTTATGGTGGCAATTTTACGGGAAGTAACGTAACGGCTGACTCTGTTACTACGGATCTTTTAACCGCATACCAAGCCTATATCTTTGCTTTAACAGCGCAAGCCACAACCGTTAGTTACTTAAACGCTGACGCTATCTATAACCGGCGGTACGTTGGTACCCAAGCAATGATTGGTGAAGTGTATTCCAATTTCTTTTATGGGAGTGGGAAGTATCTATCAACTCCTTACAATCAACTTATTAGCAACACGGATCAAGCGGCGGGTTCTTTAGGCACGGCTTATGCCGTTACCTATGACACTACAGATTTTCCCAACGGTATTACGGTAACTAGCGGTTCTAGGATTACATTTGCAGATACCGGCGTCTATAACATTACATACAGTATTCAGTTTGAAAATGACAATAACTCTACTGAAACCGTAGATATTTGGCTTCGATATAAAGGCACAGATATTGCCGGAACTAATAGCCGATTTAGTTTGCCTCCTCGAAAAAGTAATGGAGATCCATCTACTTTGATTGCTGTTACACCAATTATGGTAGACGTAGAAGCAGATGGAGACTATGTACAAATTATGTGGCACCCGTCTGATCTTGGGGTCACAATTGAGCATTACAACGCCGTTACCGCTTCCCCCGGAGTTACCCCCGCCATTCCAGCCACCCCGTCCGTTATTGTGGGTGTGACCTTTATTTCGGCCCAATTCCCACCAACCAAACGAGTAGCCCCCCTCCCAGTCTTTGGATTTGGTCAGGTGGGCACTGTAACTGTCTATACCCCATAGACTTCACTTGACAAATTCAGGATAATGCTCCTATGAACGGTATCCCCTCCCTCTACCAAATGACCCCTACGGGTGTCCCCTTTAGGACTGGAATCCGTGGCGAGCCTACGTCTGAGCAAAGATACTTTGTCCCCGGTTTTTCTACCGCCCCTGCCACCCCTGCTATTCCCCTAACCCCTGAGCAACAGGCTAATTTGGCGATGGCAACTGAAAGAGGCTTTACCAGTGGTGGGGGTGATTCGGCTCCAGTTGGGACTCCCGGATCTGGTGTGGTAGGTTCTAGTGGTACTTTGGGAGGTCTTTCTCAAGGTATTCAAGGTGCAATATCTAATATGGGCCCTCTTTCTATGGCTGTACCGGGTCTAGGTATCGCGGGCGCCCTATCCAACATGGGCGTAGAAAAGTCAATGGATGTAAACGAACAAGCCGATGCCGCCCTAGCCGTAGCCAATCAGCAAGCCAATGAAGCCAAGACCTCGATGGGACTTTTCGGGCCACAAGTTACTACTACTGTTGATATATCCCCTGTTGCCCCACCCGCCGTACAAGATGTTAGCCCTCTTGCCGCTTTGACGGCTATGAATCAACAGCAACAAGAAGAGGAAGAGGCTAGTCCCGCCGCTGTCGCTGCTGATGTTGCCGCTACTGTTGCCGCTACGCAAGACGCTGTTGATGCTGAGGCTGGTGCTACTAATGCCGCTGCCGCTGCCGCTGCTAATGCTGCTGATAATGGTGGAGGTGGTGGAGGTGGTGATGCTCCCGGGGCTCCCGGAACTACCGGAAACGAAACAGGTGCTCAGGATCAAGGTGGGTCAAGTAATACCGGAAGTGATGCTGGCTCTGATGGGGCTAGTGATTCGTATCAATATGGGGGTCGGGTTATGAGATACGAGCAAGGCGGTGTCGCCTCCCTAGCCAACCGGGTACAGGAAAGAGGCCGTGGTCAGGACACAATGCTTGTCCACATGACACCAAAAGAAGTTGGTGGGCTACAGGCTTTGGCTATGGCTCACGGTGGCTCACTTACTATTAACCCCCAGACTGGACTGCCTGAAGCGGGTTTCTTAAGTTCTATCCTCCCAATGGTCGCTGGTGCGGCCTTGGCTGCTACAGGGGTTGGTGCTCCTATGGCGGCTATGCTGGTAGGTGGTGGATATGGTCTGGCTACGGGTAGCCTGTCTAAAGGGCTTATGGCGGGTTTAGGAGCATTTGGCGGAGCCGGTCTGGGTACTGCTTTATCTGCCGCTGGTGCGGCTAGTGCTACCGCTCCCGCACTTACAGGTACGGCTCCGGGTCTTGCTCAGGCGGGTGCAGTTGTTCCTCAAGCCGCTATGTCTGCGGCTCCGGGTAGTTTTCAGGCAGCGCTTCCCGGTTTAGGGGTTTCAACTGCTGGTAGTGCAGCGGCTCCCGCCGCCGCTACGACTTTTGCTCCTGCCGCCGCTCCAGTTACATTTGGAAATATGGCTAGTGGTATTCCGGCTCTTGGTACTGAGGCAGGTAGGACTGCTGCAATGTCATCTCTAGGTGGTGGTATGGGAGCACTTAAAACTGTTGGTATGGCTGCCGCTCCGATACTTGGGGGAATGGGAGAAGAACCTTCCAACCTGCCTATTCAAGACCAATTTATCCGCCCGTTCAAATATAAAGCCAGACCGTCTGCTGAAGAAGATGAGAACTTTCGCTACCGTACTGGTGAGCGAGGCGAGTCCACAGCAGAGCAACGCTATTTTGGTTCTGAATACACCCCTGTTGGCGTCTATAAGGCTGGTACTGAACCTGCCTATGGTACTTACGCAATGGGTGGGGATATTGAAGAAGGGGTTAAAAACGGCAATATCCGGTCATATGATGACGAGTACGGGCAAGATGAGTACGCTGGCGGTGGCCTGACAGCATTTAAGGCTGGTGGCTTGCAAGACGGTGGCTTTGTAGTCCCTGCCGATGTTGTGGCGCACCTAGGTAACGGAAGCACCGATGCTGGTCTACGGCTCCTTGCTAAAACCCTGAAAGCCAAGCCAATTAAGGGTAGCGGTGATGGTATGAGCGACTCAATACCTACTACAATTGGGGGCAAACAACCCGCCCGTGTTGCTGATGGTGAGGCTTATATCTCCCCAGAAGTAACTAAGAAAGTAGGCTCTGAGCGTCTATACGCCATGATGGACAGAATTAGAAAAGCAAAGACGGGGAAAAAGAAACAAGCCCCAGAGATCAACACTAGGAATTATGTGCCTGCATGACGCTTAATGTTCAACTTGTACCCTTGTCGTTAATACATCAGACATGGCATTTGGTTGAGAAGTTTATAGAAGATGCATTAAAGTGGGGCGAAGACGATTACACAATTGAACAAGCACGGCAGAACATAGCAGACGGTAAGTGGATGTTGGTAGTGGCAGTAGATGAGCAACAAGTAATTCACGGTGCAGCGGCAATAAATATTTACAACATGCCTAATGCTCGGATTGCTTTTGTTGTAGCT